TGCGGAGTGCGAGTTACCGCTTGACATGGCAGAAAGCGTGCTGGTCAAGAATATCGCCTATGCCGTAAAGGAACAGGAGCAGACGCAGAAGCCGGTTGATGCTGGCGACGCCAAATGGCTACTGTCCAAGCGCGGCAAAAAGCGCGGGTATGGGGATAATGTTGAAATCGGCGGGCCACTTGGCGCGCCGCTGACAATTACTGTCACAGTCAAAGGTATTGATGAATAACGTCACGTGCTATAATAGAACAAATATTCAGGAAATGCCCCCGCGATGGTTGGACATCCGAGGGCGTGACCAGCATAGGAGTGCTGATATGAACATTTTAACACACAAGACAAGTGGGGTTTATGCCATTGTAAACAAAGCAGACGGCAAAAGATACGTAGGCTCGTCGTGGAATATTGAAAGCCGATGGAAAAAACACATCTCATTACTTAACGCGGGGAAACATCACAGCATACATCTGCAACGCGCTTGGAATAAATACGGGGCTAAAAACTTCGATTTTGTAATACTTGTTGCCTGTTTACGCACCGACCTTTTGATTTACGAACAGGATTATCTAGATTCCTGTAATCCTGAATACAACGTCTGTGTGACGGCTGGCAGCAAGGCTGGAACGCCGCGCTCATTGGCGACTAGGCTGAAACTTGCTATTGCCAACCTTGGTGAGAGGCACACAATTGAAACTCGGCAGAAAATGTCCATGTCTCACAAGGCAAATGGATGGCGACCATCCGAAGAAACTAAGCGGAAAATCTCTGTATCTCATACTGGTGTTTCTAAAGGAGCGCACACAGCGAAGGCGAAACAAAAGATTTCAGCCGCACTAAAAGGCAAGCCGCTTTCAGACAAGAATAAACAAGGCATAGCTAATGCAATGAAAGGCAATACAAATACATTAGGTAAACATTGGACGTGGAAAAAGAAATAGAATGACAATGATTAATGTAGATATAGACCCCGCCGTGTTTAATGATGCCTATATTCCGTGTTTAAACGAAATGGCGCGAATACAAATTTACTATGGCGGTGCGTCGTCTGGAAAGTCTGTTTTTTTGGCGCAACGTGACATCAGGGACATTATGAAGGGCGGACGTAATTTCCTTGTTTGCAGGCAGGTGGCGCGTACGCTTCGCGGCTCAGTTGTGCAAGAGATAACAAAAGTTATTAGGGATTGGGGTTTGTCTGATTTGTTCTCTATAAATAAAACAGACGGGACAGTGACTTGTGTAAACGGATACCAGATAATATTTGCAGGTTTAGATGATGTTGAGAAGCTAAAAAGCCTGACCCCGGCTAAAGGTGTATTCACTGATGTTCGCATTGAAGAGGCAACAGAAATAGAACGTTCGTCAATCATCAAACAACTTTTGAAGCGTCAGCGCGGGGGGAGCGAGAAAACACCTAAGAGGCTGATGCTGTCATTTAATCCAATTCTACAATCACATTTTATCTATGCGGATTACTTCTCAATGATTGGGTGGACTGACGACCAGAAAGAATATAAGTCGCCCGATTTATACATTCTAAAAACTACATACCGAGACAATAGGTTTCTTACCAGGGAAGATGTTAGGGGCTTGGAAAACGAGAAGGATAAGTATTATTTTGACGTATATTCAGAAGGCAACTGGGGCATTCTCGGCTATGTCATCTTCACCAACTGGCGGGTAGAGGATTTGTCCGGGATGCAGGCGCAATTCACCAACCACCGCAACGGCCTGGATTTCGGCTTCTCAGCAGACCCCGCCGCCCTGTGGGTGTCTCACTATGACGCGAAGCACAAACGCATTTATATCTTCGATGAGTTGTACGAGCGCGGGCTTACAAATGACCTGCTGGCCGTGGAAGTAAAGAACAGGATCGGCTCGGATTACGTAGTCTGTGATAGCGCCGAGCCGAAATCCATCGCCGAATTACAGCAGTATGGCGTTTCGGCGCTTGCGGCGGTCAAGGGCAAGGATAGCGTATTATTCGGTATCCAATGGCTGCAACAGCAAGAGATCATCATTGATGCGAAATGCGTCAACGCAAAGAACGAGATTTCTACTTTTCACTGGCAGGAAGATGCTAACGGCAACGCAATACGTAAGCCGGTCGAGAAGAACGACCATCTGATAGCCGCTGGCAGGTACGCGCACGAGGGCGACATGATCGATACATGGCTGGTTAGCTAAAGAGGACAAATGACGAATTCACCATTCATTTTTGCAAGTCCAAACCCCTATAAATCTGGATTTGATTTTTCTCCCTGGGGAGGCATTGAGGGGTTCCTTGAGGCGTCCAGGACTGGGCAGACGGGTAACGTCACGTCGCTAAAAAAGTTTGTCCCTGACCTGGCACACGCGGTAGATATGACCGCCGTGGCGATCTCGTCCCTGCCGTTCGACATACTCGATAAGAACGACGATATTTTCGATACGTCGGCGAACTGGAAAAACAACCTGGGCGGGCTGCCGAACCCGCAGAAGATCATCTACCTGATCGCCTCATCACTATGCGGCGGCGCGGCGTATCTCATTCCATGGCGCACCACCAAAATGATCGTTAACTTGCAATACTGTGCGCCGGGAACGATCCAGCCCTATATCGACATAAACGGCTTGCAGTGGTTCGAGCGTACGGCGCAACGGGGCAAGGCGGAGAAGGTATATCCGAACAAGATCATTTATTTCTGGCTGCCAGATAGCGATGTGGAGATTGGTCCCGCCGAAAATCACCCGCTCGGCAATGCAACGTTGGACGCGCAGGTCATCTGGAACATGAAAAACACCATGCGGATGTATGGCGAGCGTGGTTTCGTTCCGATAACCCTGCTCGGCGCGAAAGGGATGGTGAACCAGGGGGAGCGGGAAAAGGCGGAGGGCTTCTTCGACCGCTTGTTGCGCGGTGGCTTCAACGTGCTGGCAAAGATCGTCAACGCGGATGCGCTATCTCTTATCCGCGTCGGCGCTGGGATGGATGAACTCAAGCAATCATATATCGAACTGCGCCGGGACGCAAAGGAATCTGTCTCGGATAGTTTCGGCATCCCGACCGCCCTGTTCATGTCCGACAACGCCTTCGCCAGCGAATTCGACGCGCTGCGTAAACAGTGGTACACCGCCTCCCGCTTTGTCGGCATCAAGCAGACAATTGAGGAAACATTCACCGACCAGTTATTCAAGCCCTACGGCTACAAGATGCGCTTCAACCTGGAGGCGCTTGAGATATTCCAGGAGGATGAAAGTAAACGGGCAGAGTCGCTCGGCTCTCTTGTATCTTCCATTGCAGATAACCCGGAGGTGGCGCAGTTGGGGATGTCAATACTCGGCTACGATCTTGACAAGGCACAACAGGAGCAATTGGAGAAACTTATCTCGGCGAAAGAGGAAGCGCGGCAAAACGTGGCGGAGCAGACGAAGCCGCCGGTCGCGGAGCAAGGCGAGCCGGTCGTGGCGGAGTCGGAAGAGGAGCAGGAGCCGAAGAAGTCTTTTGACCTTACCGCCGATGAAATCAAGGATTTGGCGTTATGGTACGACCGGGCGCGGCAGTGGCACGCGAAAGGCAAAGGCACGGCGGTGGATTGGGAGTGCAAACACTTGCGCGAGACCATTGCCGCTCCGATCCGCCTCAGACTGGCGGACGCAAAGAATGAGGGAGATATTGCGGCGGCATTTGTAATCGGCGAGACGACCACGCCCGCGCCGGTGTATCAGCCTGTACCCGATAATACCGAAGCGATCAAGGCGCTGGCGCTGACCATCGAGCGGGCGATTGTCGCCGCGAATGTGGAGCCGACAGTCGCACATGGGAGAGATGAAATGATTATCAACATTACAAATCCTGCTAACGTGGATATGACCAGCAAAGAAACGATTGCAGCGGTCAAGGCAATGACGGAAAATCTGGCGGCAATGAAGCAGGCGGTTGCGAATCCCCTACCCCCGCCGAACGTGACATTCGCGCCAATCATCCATCCGTCGGAGGTAGCATTTGCGCCCGTCATCCATCCGTCGGAGGTGGCAGTAAGTGTGACTAACACGGTCCAGCCAACTCCGGTAGAGAATAATATCACGGTCCAGCCGTCCGATGTTGTTATCCAGAAAGAGGAGCGGAAGCCGCGAAAGGCGACCATCAAGCGCGGTGCGGACGGCAAGATCACAGAGATAGAGAGTAAGTAAATGCCGACCACATTCCCAACAACACTCGATGACTTTACCAACCCGACCCCGGCGGACAATCTCTCTACGCCCGCCGTCCTACACTCGACCCAGCACGCCAGCATCAACGA